CACTCCCGCCGGGCGGCCCGGCTAGAGGTCGCGGCGCCGGAAGCCCGGGCAGATCACGAGGTGGCCGCCCGGCCGCACGTCTACGCCGTGGCAGGGCACGAGCGGCCGGTGGTGCGCGGGGGAGAGGAGGACGAGGGCGACGGCTGCGATCGCGGTGAGCGTTCTCATCCGCGTACTGTCCGCCCTGAGTCAGACACTTCTTCGCCGTGGCCCAGATGCAGATGTCAGAGACCGAGGAGATGCGCGAGCGTCTGCGCGAGGACTTCCCGTACTGGTGCAGCAAGCTCGCCAAGATCGTCACGAAGCAGGGCCGCAAGATCCCGCTCGACCTGAAACCGGGCCAGCTGGCGCTCGACGCCGAGCTCGAGGCCCAGCGCGCGGCCGGGAAGCCGATGCGGGCGATCGTCCTGAAGGCCAGGCAGGTCGGATTCTCGACGATGATCCAGGCGAAGCTGATGCACCGCTGCACCCTGCGGGAACGCTGGGACGCCGCCACGGTCGCCCACGACAAGGAAACCGGCGGCAAGCTCTACCGGATGGCCGAGACCATCTACGCCGGGCTCCCCAACGACGACGAGCTCAAACCGAAGCTCGGCCAGCATCGCCGCCAGCAGTTCCTCCACTTCGCCGGCGACGGCCTCTGGCAGCAGGGCGACGTCTTCCCCGACAGCCGCTACATCGTCGACACCGCGGGCGAGTTCAACGCCGGCCGCGGCGGCACCTATCGGGGCATCCACGCATCCGAGGTCGCCTTCTGGGCGCGGATCAACGAAAAGCTCACGGCGCTGACGAGCGCCGTCCCCGAGGATCCCGAGACGCTGTTCATCCAGGAGTCGACGGCCAACGGCTTCAACGAGTTCCGCGACTGGTGGCTCGACGCCGAAGAAGGCCGCTCGGAATGGATCGCCTTCTTCTGGCCGTGGTGGAAAGAGCCCGAATATGTCCGCGCCTTCGCGACCGACGACGAGCGCGAACGCTTCGTGATCGGCGACCCGGGCAGCCCCTACGCCGAGGAGGAGCCCGACCTGGTCCTCAAGCACGAACTGACGGTCGAGCAGCTGCACTGGCGCCGCCACAACATCGCCAACAACTTCGGCGGCGACATCCGCAAGTTCCATCAGGAGATGCCCTCCACGCCCGAAGAGGCGTTCATCACGTCGGGCCAGAAGGTCTTCGACGGCTACCGCACGGCGCAGCTGCTGGTGAAGACCGAGATCACGGACCCGAAGACGCCGACGCTCGAGAACCCCGGGCCCGTGCTCGCCGACCTGCGACCGACCGACCTGAGGACCGAACCGACGATCAGCGGATCGATCGAGGTCCCCCAGGGCGCGCGGCTCGAGCACCGGCAGAAAGGACTGCTGAACGTCGATGCGCCGTGGCGGCTCTGGCTGCCCGAAGGGGACGACGGCCAGCTGATCCGCAAGTCGGAGTACGTGATGGGGGTCGACGTCTCCGGTGGCCGCACCGACACCACCCAGGAGCCGGACTACCACGCGATCGAGGTCATCGACCACCGCACCAAAGAGCAGGTCGCCGAGTACCGCAGCCGCGTCGAACCGCGGCTGCTGGTGCTGCAGATCCTGCTCGGCGCCCTGTACTTCAACAACGCCCTGGTCGCGATCGAGCGCACCGGCGGCTGGGGCGGCGCGCCGAACTCGATCCTCTACAACGACTACCACTACCCGTTCCTCTACCGCTCGCGGAAGACCGGCACGACCAACGACCGCGTCGAGTCGAGGCTCGGCTGGGACACCAACGTCCGGACCAAGCCGCTGCTGCTCTCGGGCTTTGGCGAGCTCCTGCGGATCGAGGAGGACGGCATCAAGAGCCGCGCGCTGGCGAGCGAGGTCCGCACCTACACCCGCACCGAGAAAGGCACCGCGGAGGCCGAGCACGGCAAGTACGACGACCTGCTGATGGCCTACATGATCGCCCAGGAGGTCGCCCGCCTGAGCCCGCTGCTCGGGCTGCAGGAGGGCGGCTCGGGCGTGATCCAGGCAGGCTTCGTCGCCGCCTCCGGCGTACAGGGCTTCGGCGCCCGTCGCTGATGGTGTCCGGTCCAGACCTAACACTTCCCGACGTGCCTGGTCTGATCCTCCCGCCATCGGTCGCGCCCGCGAAGGAGCCGAAGTCGAAGTGCTACCTCTGCGGGTTCGAGGTCGACGCCGAGCACCCGCGCAAATTCCTGCGCCACGTCCGCATCTGCGCCCGCGACAACGTCGAAGGCGTCGTGCTCGAGCAGATCGCCCGGGACGAGCGGACCTTCTTCACGTCGTCGCCGGACCCCGAGCGCGACGCCCACCTTGCCCGAGGAGGCAACTGATGCCGCTCCGATATGGAAAGCGCCCACGTTCCGAGTCTGCGCCCGGCCCGCTCGAACGCCAGGACGAGATCGACGAGCACGTGGTGACGGCGGAAGAAGACGAAGGCGATGGGACGGCAGACGGCCTCTCGGCGGGTGACTACTGATGAGCCAGTACAAAGTCGCCGACCTCATCTACCCGCTGAACGAGCAGGAGGGCTACGCGCCCGGCGACCAGGCCGCGCACCGCGCCGCCCTGGCGATGGCGGACCGCTTCGACGCGCCCACGATCATCGCCGTCACGGACGCGCTCCGCTACCTGACCATGCGCGGCGGCCAGTTGGAGATGGCGACGCTTCGGGAGAGGATCGGCCCAGACGGGGAGACGGTTTCCAAAGATGAGCCGGGTGAATACGTGACGCTCGGGATGACGATCTTCTACGAGACCCGCGACGCCAAGATGGCGCGCATCAAGCCGATCACCGACGTCCGCGGCATCCCGGTCGAAGACTTCGACCAGCCGCCGACCGAGTACGCAGACCCCGAGCCGGGGTCACCAGCCGAAGAGCTCGAGCAGCTGCCCGAGTCCGTGGATGAGCCCGTAGCGGCCACCGGCTGAGCGCAACATGGGCTGCCTCGACTCGTGGACGTTCATGCCGCTCGCAGGGGGCGGCTACACGCTGATGGACTGGGCTGATTTCTCGCGCCTGGGTCATCTTCCGTGGCGCCGGGGCACGCGCGGCTATGTCAAGCGCGAGGAGATGGTTCGCTATCAGCGATCGTCCTACGGTCTGCATCGCACGATCATGGGTCTCCCGAAGGGTGATCGTCGCGAGGTCGACCACATCAACCGCGACCCACTCGACAACCGGCGGGGCAATCTCAGGGTCTGCACGCACGCCGAGAACGGCCAGAACGTCGGGGCGATCGGCGGAACCTCGAAGCATCGGGGCGTCTCGTTCTGCAAGCAGACGGGACGCTGGCGCGCCCATGTCTACCTGAACGGCAAGCAGAACCAGCTTGGACGTTTCGACACCGAGGACGAGGCCGCGGAGGTCGCGCGGGAGTTCCGACGGACGAACATGCCGTTCGCGGAGGTCTGATCATGGTCGGCTCCAAAGATGATCTGACCCCCAAGCAGCAGGAATCCCTCGCCAAGTGCTGCCGTTGCTTCGATGCGGCGGACGCGCTGCATAGATTGCTCGAACCGCGCTGGGCTACTTGGTATGGATTATCAAGGAACTACCGCCGCTGGTCCGACGCCTACCAGCAGGCCAACACGCCCAACGACAAGGACGTGGTGATCGACGAGATCAAGCGCCAGTGGGGCGAACCGCTCTTCATCCCCTACGGCTTCGCGGTGATGGAGACCAACGTCCCGCGGATCATCTCGCAGACCCCGCGCTACCGCGCCAAGCCCGGCGAACTCGCCGAGCACGTGCAGGAAGCCCTGGCACCGGCGGCGGCCCGCTTCGAACTCGACGACGCCGAAACCCACTACGAGCGTCGGGTGCAGGAAACGGTCCGCTCCGGCCTTCGCTACGGGCTCGGCGTCCAGAAGTCCTACTGGGAGAAGAAAACCCGCAGCGGCAAGGTCATCGCCTCGAAGATGCTCGACGACGGCTACAAGGTCGAAGACGGCGATGTGACGGTCTACGAGGGGCCGCAGCACGAATCCGTCGACATCTTCGACTTCCTCTGGGACCCGACCGCCCGCGACATGCAGACGGGCCGCTACTTCATCCACCGCACCTGGCGCGACCTCGAGTACGTCGCCGCCCGAGTCGAGGAAGGCAAGGTGCGTCGGGTCAAGGGCGACAACCACGGCTGGATCGAACTCGACCTCGAGGCGATCAAGAGCCTGCGCACCACGA